TGCCGGCCCGCGCATCGAGACCTACGCCGTCTATCGGGATGGCTCCCTGATCTACACGCTGGAGCTGGAGATCAGTGATTTCGGCGAGATTTTGGGGCCCGACCTCGAATACGTCGACACTGATGTGGATGTGGGGACGACGTACACCTATCAGGTGACCGCGCTCACGGCGAACCAACTAGGGATCCGCTCCAACACTGCGAGCGCGGAGCCCTTGAATCCGGGCACGCTGTCGGCGCCTGTGCTGAGTATCGGGGCGGACCAATTCGAAGCGGATCTCTCGTGGACGGCCTCGGTCAGCTCATTCCCCGGCGATTCGCCTGACGAGTACACGATCTATCGCTCCGTGGATGGAGGTCCGTTCGCAGAACTGACTTCTGTGTCCGGGGTGACGCTGGAGTATTCCGATGCCGCAGTTGACCTCCTCTCGGTCTACAGCTACTACGTGGTTGGACACTCCATGGACGGACTCACGTCGGATCCTTCCAACACGGTCGAGTTCCTCTCGGGTGAGGAACTGACGCCGCCGGAGTTGGATTTCACCGAGTTCCCACTGGATCCCTACTTCGACCCGCAACCCGCGAATCTGATCGCCGCGGTCGAGACCTTCACCACGGACACAGGCCAATTCACGGTGTCGCACTTCAGTGCGGACCCTGAAGGTACCATCGGATTTTCTGGCGGACACGGTGTAATCACGGCACCGGGCGGAGGCAGCTCTACTATCTGTGCCGATACGGACCTGCCGATCGATGTGCCGCTGGTGTTCGTTTCCGCTGACATTGTGGGCAATGCGCGTGGCGGTGCATCCTATTTCAGTGTGTGCCCCGGCATCGTGGAGGATGGGTCGAACAGCCTGTTCGCTGAGATCGGGATCAACAGCGATGGGACGCTGCAGTACACCGGCCTGACTCAGATCGTGGGTGGGGTCAAGAGCGGGTTCTTCGTGGTTGGCACGACCCCCGCGGGTGTGGTGCAGAAGGTCGGCTTCTCACTCGTCGCCAACTTCGCCTGTGCATGGGTCATGATCGGCGGCGTGTGGAACATCGTGGCGAGCGGGGGAATCCCGACTGACCTCTCAACGGTCGGCACACTGTCGACCTATTACGCAGGCATCGAGCTGTGGAGTGACGCGGCGGGCACACTCACGATCGACAATCTGACCGTGGGCCTGCCCGGCGGCGTTGGCATTCGCGACCAGCAGTTCATTCTCAGCGAGGACAACTCGCCCTACCAGCCGAGTCCGGGCGTCGTCATGTTCACGGCGACCACCAACGCCCCGGGGTCCTACATGGGCGTGTATGAGCTGGAGCTGGCTACCGGCGCCATTACCCAGACGGGCGGTGTGCAGACGATTCGCGGCGGCATCTACAGGTACGACCTCAACCTATCCATCACCCTCATGGACGATGGCACTGCAGAGGTGATGACTGCTTCATGGGCCAACGGATTCGGCGGGGCCCTCGATGTCCAACACAATACGTTGGCCGACTGGTCGATCCTGTCGGGGTACACGGCGCTACTTAACCCCACGACCCTGACCCTCCCGGGGGTCGTCTTTGGTGGGGGTTCATACGACCCGATGCTTGTGCGCGACGTGCAGAACGATCGCTGGCTGATGACCTACAGCATCACCAACGACACGTCCTTCGCCGGCAATCCATTCTTCCCTGCCGCGGCGTACTCATCGGACCTCGCCAGCTGGACGCTAATTGGGGCCGACAGTGCCAACCAAGGGTATGAGGGCACCAAGCTGTCGTTCCACAAGGGGGAGTGGTGGGTTTCCTGTGGTGGACCCGCAGGCGCCTCGACCAGCTCCCGGGTGTATCACGCCTCGGACATGTCCTTCGCTGGCACGCTCGACGTGGTCTTCGATGGCGGTACAGTGACCCAGCCGCACCCGCCGATGATCCCTTATGGGGATATTGTGTACCTGCTGACCTTCGACGATACGCCCTTTGGTGGGGTCGGCTTCTCGTGGGGCCAGCCGCACCTTTACACCGCGCCGCGGTACGCCTGAGGCCCGACTGAGGGATTTGAGCCTCCGCCAGTAGACTGCCGGGATGCTCGAATACACCAAAGCGACCCTCAAAGCGGCACTCACGAGCTGGAACGAAAACTCCGACCCTGAGTTCGAAACTGAGCTGGATAGCATCATCCAGCGCGGCGAGCTGCGTCTGTTCCGCGACCTCGATCTGGAGACGCTGGACGCCTCCAACGACACGGTGACCACGGCTACCACCGGAGAGGTGTTCAAGCCGCTGAACCTCTTGGGGGAGCGCGGGCTTTGGGTGACCGTAGACGGCGCGACGCTCCCGGTCCTCAAGCGCTCACGTGCATGGATCCGCATGAACAGCTCGCAGGCCGAAGAGGGCTACCCGGTGTACTACGCCGAGATGGATGAGACCCGCTGGGAGGTCTCGCCGCCGGCAGATGATGCGTACCTGATCACGGTGGACGGCACCTACATGCCGGCCTCGATCACGGACGGCAGTGACAACACCACGACGTGGATGAGCACTCAGGTACCGGACCTGCTGGAGCGGGCTTGTTCGAGCGAAGCGTGCGAGTTCCTCAAATTCTGGGGGCACAAGGATGCCGTCGAGGCGGAGTATGTCCGCAAGCTCGCCGTCTACAAGGGGGAGACCAAGAACCAAGAACGGACCGATCCCGAGGATCTCATCGGCGATCGGCAGCAGAAAAACTCGGAGTAATCGATGAGCAGCGTCCCTTCACCCCTCCTGAAACTCGAACTCCAGACGACCGGCGAGAACCCGGATTCGTGGGGCGACCGACTGAACACTGCCTTGGTGCTGGTGGAGAACGCCATCGCCAAACGTCTGTCGCTCACGCTCTCTAGCTCTGATGTCACGCTGACCGACACCTCGTTTGCCGACTCGCAGGCGCGCTCCGCGGCCCTCGATCTCGATGGCACGATCTCGGCCAACATCAACGTCATCGTCCCCTCGCGCAGCAAGGTCTACCTCGTGCGCAATGGCACGGCGGGCGCCTTCACAGTGACCGTCAAGACGGCTGCAGGCACGGGGGTGGCGGTCACGCAGGGCCAGATCGGATTCATCTGGTGCGATGGCACCAACGTGGTCTCCGCGGTGAGCGATGCCTCGACCTTGGGTGGGGTGGCCGCGTCAGCCTACGCGCGTCGGGATGTGTCAAACATCTTCGCCGCGGGTGAGGCCAACACGCCCTTCGCGCTGACTGACGGGGCGACGATCACCATGGATGTGACGGCGCACGAGGTGCAGCGCGTGACCCTCGGGGGCAACCGCACGCTGGCTGTCGCCAACGAGGTGGACGGCTCGACCTTCGAGCTGTATGTCACGCAGGACGGTACGGGCAGTCGCACGCTGTCCTTTCCGGCCAACTTCGTGGCAGGCAGCACGCTGGTGCTCTCGACCGCGGCCAACGCCGTGGACAAGCTCGTGGGTCGGTACATCGATGCCCTCGGCGTTTGGTACGTCGAGATGAAGAAGGGCATCCAGACCGGTGGAAGCTCCACGATCTCGGACATCACGATTGCGGGTGGCAACGTCAACGTGGACGCCTTTGCCCTTGCGGGGCAGCCCGCAACGGCGGTTACCTTCGCCTTCACGCTGGAGGATGGTGGCTCGATCCTGAGCGCCTCCCCTGCATCCCCGGCCCTCGACTTCAGTGGCTTCCCGGCTGGCTCGACGATCACGATCAACATCAACGGCGTGATCCATGGGCGCGGCGGGCGCGGCGGGCGCGGGGCCTTTGCGGGCGACGTGTCAAGCGCGAACCTCTATGGCGATGGGACCGCGGGCACGGCGGGCGGTGACGCCATCCGACTGCCCAGCAACGCCTGCACGATCTCGATTAACATCGGGACCAATGGCCGCGTCTGGGGCGGTGGGGGCGGCGGTGGTGGTGGTGGCGCCTCGCACGACGGCGACGGCTCCAACGTGGGCGTCTCGGGTGGCGGTGGCGGTGGTGGGGCTGGTGGCGGCATCGCGGGTGACGGCGGCTCCATTGTCGCGGCGAACGGCGCCCCGGGCACGGATGGTAGCGTGGGGCGTCTGGGCTCCAACGGGACGGGCGGTGCGGCTGCGGACACGGGTGGAACCGGCGCTGCGGCGACTGGCGGCGCCGGCGGGGACTTCGGTGCGGCGGGCGCCACCGGCGGTACGCCGGCTGCCCATGCCATGGTTGGAGCCCCCGGCACGGGTGGAGCGGCGGGCAAGGCCATCAACTACAACAGCGGCTCGACCCCCGCGTACACCGGCAACACGGGCAGCCCCTACATCAAGGGTGCGACCTCGTAATCCATGGAGCCGAGTTTCGTCCCGATTCCGCTTCGCATCGCCCCGGGCTTCTTCTCTGAGGAGACCGACCGGGGTGCGGAGCAGCGCTGGAAGACGGGCAACCGCGTCCGCTTCAAGAACGGCCTCCCCGAGAAGATGGGAGGCTGGGTGCTGGAGGAGCTGGAGGGGGCGGAGATGTTCGGCGTGGACCGCCGGGAATGGGAGTGGACCTCACTCGACGGCCAGCCGTGGACTGCGATCGGCACCAACAAGAAGCTCTACCTGATCTCCCGGGGAACCCGGTATGACATCACCCCCATTCGATCCTCTGTGACGCTCACGGACCCCTTCACGACCACGGACCCTTTAGCCACGGTGCTGGTGGACCATGTGGCCCATGGGGCGCAGGTGGGCGATTTCGTGCGCTTCAGCGGGGCCTCTGCGGTCGGTGGGATCACGATCGATGGGGAGTACGAGATCACCTCCGTGCTCAACGGCAACCAGTACCGGATCACCCATTCGGCGCCGGCCAGCCCCAGCGCCACAGGGGGCGGGGCGGTCTCGGTCGAGTACGACATCAACACGGGCTTCGCGGATGCGGCTCAGGCCCACGGGTATGGCACCTGCACCTACGGCACAGGCACGTACGGCACCGCCCGGGGCGACTGCTCGGAGATCATCCTGCCTCCGAGGATTTGGTCGCTGGACAACTTCGGCGAGGATCTCCTTGCCAGCCCTCGCGGCGGGGCGCTGTATCACTGGGATCGCTCGCTCGGACCCAGCTCCCGGGCCGTGCTGGTGCCCGAGGCCCCTCAGACCATCGAGCGGATGTTCATGTCGAACTCGGGGGACCAAGTCATCCTGCTGGGGGCATTCGATGATGTTGCTGGCTCCCCGGACAAGATGCTGATCCGCACGAGCGACACCGGGAGCTTCACCGTGTACTCGGAGCCCGAGGAGCTGGAGGAAGAGAACAACGTCTTCGAGGAGCGCGCCACGACCGGCAGCCGCCTCGTGACGGGCGAGCGCACTGACAACGGCTACCTCGTGGCTTCAGACACCGCGTGGTACATGCTGCTCGATGACCCGGATGCGGGGTTCCGACTTCGGAAGGTCTCGGAAGGGAACACCCCCGCAGGCCCCAACGCTCTGGTTTCCGCGGACACGATCCTCGTGGCCATGACGGAGCACAAGTTCATGGTGTGGGACGGACTCCTGCAGGAGCTGCCCTGTGATGTGTGGGGGTACGTGTTCGATAACGAGGCTGCCACCGCTGGCAAGAGCCCCGGAATCAACCGCGACCAGATCGAAAAGGTCTACGGGTGGTTCAACGAACACTTCGGCGAGGTGTGGTTCCTGTACCCCTCCATGGCGTCCACAGAATGCGATCGGTACGTGTGCTGGAACAAGAACGAGCGCATCTGGTACTACGGTGTCCTCGACCGCACGGCGATGTCCTCAGGCGGCATTGCCTACAAGGTTCCGTACGGCTCCAGTGCGGATGGATCGTTCTACCTGCACGAGACTGGGAACGATGCGGATGAGGATCCGATGGAGGAATCGATCTCCTCGTGGGACATCCAGCTCGAACAGGGTGGCAAGGCCATGCACCTTTCGAAGTGGATCCCGGACTTCAAGCGCCTCACGGGGACACTGGAACTGACGGTCTCCATGAAGAACCGCCCGATGCAAACCACGTATACGTCAAAGACTTACGAGTTCGACAACACGGATGCTGAGGTCGGGATCCGCTTGGCGGGCCGGCAGGGCTTCATCACCGTAGGCTCAAGCGAGCTTGGTACCAGCTGGCGCATGGGTGCAAGCACCCTACAGGGACAGCCCGACGCAAGTAGGTCGTAATGGCCTCCCCCCTGATTCAGTTCGAGAAGCACGACACGGAGGACACCCGCCTCCAGAAACTGCGTAAGCTCGCGCTCACGGTCAGTCAGTTCCGATCAACTTCGATCACGGAATCGGTCATTTTCGATCAGAATCGATCAGGGTTGGTCCCTGCACCGGGGGTCGGGAGTGGTCGGTTCCTCAGCGAGACGGCTGAATGGCTCGAAGTGAATGGCCCGGGCACGATCCCCCAGTCATCCGTGATCGATCTTGAGCAAGATCTATCGGATTTGAGCGATGGCCTGTCAAATGCGCTCACGGGGATCGCCAACCTGACGTCGGACATCGCGGGCCTGACCTCTGACCTTGCGACCTTGAGCGCGACGGTGGCTGGGCTGGTGGCTGGCAGTGTGCAGTCCGTCTCGGGCACCGCCGGTGTAACCGTAGACAACACGGACCCCCAGAACCCGATCGCCTCGGTCGACCTGACGTTCGACTATGAGTGGTCGGGGGGCCACACCTTCTTGGGTGCATTCAACGTCGGCGACCCCGGGACGGAGTCGGGTTCGGTTCAGCTGGACGGGGCGAGCTTCACGGCGGTCGCCAAGATCAACGAGTTCGGTGGGGCGAACGATGCGGCCCTGATCCTGCATCGGCATGCGGCGGGGGCTGCGGTCAGCGCCAACATGCTCATGTCCCGGTCACGGGGAGCCACGAGCGCGCATTCGGCCGTGCAGGACGGGGATCTGCTGGGTCGGTTCATCTACGCCGGCTGGCATACGGACAGCTACTACCGCGCCGCGGAGATCGACGCTGAGGTAGATGGCACGCCGGGCGCGGGTGACATGCCCGGACGGCTGATCCTCAAGACGACGCCGAACGGTAGCAACACGCCAGCTGAGGTGTTGCGGTTGACGTCGGACAAGCACGTTGACATGCGCAACGACAACGCAGAGCTGCGCATCGGTGCCGGGCAGGACCTGCGGTTCTATCACGATGGTACGGACTCTTTCATCCGCAACGACACGGGCCTGCTGAAGGCGCTCATCGGTGCGAATGAGATCGTCCGCATCGGCGATGGGGTGACGAGCGACTATTTCGCTATAGGCGGCGCTGGCTCCCCGTTCGGAGCACGCGGGTTTTCGGTGCAAGGTCTCGGCGCAAATTCGTTCATGTCGTTTTTTCGGTTCGGCGCCAACGCGAACCCCCCGACAATTGAGCTGGGGAAGTCTCGCGGCGCGGCTGTCGGCACCAACACCATCGTCGCCGCCAACGATTCCGTCGCGCGCATCATCGCTTACGGTGCCAACGGCACAGGCTACGACAGCGCGGCGCTGCTCGACTTCACCATCGACGGCACGCCCGGCGCCAGCAGCGATATGCCGGGCAGCATCGACTTCTGGACCACGCCGGATGGTAGCGCGACACTCCAGAGGCGCATGCGCCTGCGAGCGAGCGGTAACCTGCAACTCGTCGCAGACAACCTTGAGTTCCAGCTCGGCGCGTCGCAGGATCTGCGGCTCTACCACGACGGCACTGACTCGTGGATTGTGAACAGCACTGGGCGGCTCAACCTCGAAAGCA